TGAATGGCCGGACCCATCGTATGGAGAATGGGCGTTGCCGTCAGAGAAGGCAGATGGAAAGCCCGGTCCCGCACAGCGAGCCGGAGCCGGTCGCGGAGTCAACGAGTACACCGAACTGATTTGGTCTTTGGAGACAGACAAAGACAAGTCCGAAGACATCGCTGAACGCTACATTGACCCAAGGTCTGCTGGAACCGAGACAATCAGCAAGGAGGGTGGCATTACACTGCTTGACCTACTCAGTCAGGCAGACAACCCACTGTATTTTATCCCGGCCGCAGGGGTTCCGGTAGAAGAGCGGATTATGATAATAAACGATCTGCTGTGCTTCAACCGAGATGAGCCGTTGGACATCAAAAAGAACCATCCGCGTCTGATGGTTCACGAAAGCTGCCAAAACCTAATTTGGTCTCTTCGAGAATGGACTGGACAAGATGGACAAAAAGGTGCAAGCAAAGACCCAATTGATGCTTTGGGCTATCTTGTAGCAATGCACCCTGTTCACACCAATAACCCGCATTGGAAGAAACAATGGGATAAACTATCAAAATGCGGAAGTTATTAGCACTGAAGCTTTTTACACGTTATGCTCGACTCAAACACTGATGTTTTAGCCATTGCCTCCAAGACTCCGCATGTTGGAGAGCTTTTGAGCGAGTATAACAGGGCAATGATTAACTCCAGTCAGGGGAATTTAGTCACCAAGTTTGACAACATTCGGTTTTGTCGGTGGTCCGGGCAGACAGATGACGGCAAAAAGCACTCTGAAAACCGGCCGGAAGGCGATCCGGCTTGGCCTTTTGAAGGAGCATCAGATGTTCGGGCAAGGTTGATTGACGCAACTTGCAATGAGTTGACCACTCTGCTGGTAAATGCCTTTCAAAAGTCTGAAATTCGCGCAACTGGCGTTGAGCTAAACGACATGTCTGTCAGCCAGATTGGCACAACTCTGCTTCGCTGGATTCGCGACTGCAAGATGCCACAGCAGCTGTACAAAGAAGCAACACTGGCGGCACAGTACGCACTTCAGTACGGCTGGAGCGCATTTTTTGTTGGGTGGCAGCAGAACATTGGCAAGCGTTCCCAAACCGTGACTCTGCAAGAAATCATGCAGACGGCACAGGAAATGCAAAGCCAAGAGATTGCAATGCTTCCTCAGTTGATTGCCAATCAATCTGAAGAAGCCGTTGGCATGTTTCAGGCATTGATCCCGACACTGTCTTTGTCTGATGCGAAGCGGATGGTGCGCGAGTTGGCTGAAACAGGTCAGACAACCGTCGACGAAGAGTACGTCAGCAAAAACCTTCCCGAAATCGTTGCCCTCAAGCCTTGGGACGAAATTATCTTTCCTCCAGAAACAGCAGACCTGCAGCGTTCTCGCGTCATTTTTAGGCGCACTTGGATGTCTGAGGTTGAACTGCGTGAAAAAATCACAACTGAAGGCTGGAACCCGGACTGGGTGGAACGTGCGCTTCAGCAGATCGGCAAGAGCACGACGTACTACAACATCAACCTGCTGCCGACGACCACGATGATGGTCTACAACGGGGTGAACTACATGAACATGGTGGAGGTTGTGTATTGCTACACCAAGAGCTTGGACGGCAATGCTCCTGCCATCTTTTACACTGTCATTTGCCCGCAAGCTGCATCAAATCGACAGGAAGATTCCTCGTCTTGGGCAATCCATGAGCGACTGGACTACGCACATGGCGAATATCCGTTTGTGGAGTTCCGTCGCGAACAAATTCGGCGTGCGATTACAGATACTCGCGGCATTCCAGAGCTTGCCAGTACGGACCAAGATGAGATCAAGGCGCAGCATGACTCCATTCGAGATCACACTGCGTTTTCGACGTTGCCTCCGATCAAGGTGGTAAAGCGGATTGGCGCAATGAACAAGGTTGGCCCCGGTGTACATCTTCCCGTCACCTCTCAGGGAGACTACACTTTCATGGACCCTCCGGCCAGAGAACCCAGCGTGGCCTTTAATCTGATTCAGAGAGTCGAACAACAGCACGCTGCGTATTTTGGGACAAACAACGGCAACGTGCATCCAATGACCACGCAGCTGCTGCAGCAAGCGTTGGTAAACAGTTGGCTGTTGTCTTGGAGGTCTGTGTTCAGACAGATGTTTAGCCTGTGCTGCCAGTACATGGCCCCAGAAGAGATCCAGCGAATCACTGGAGGGAGTCTACCTCAAGGATTGTCTGAAATTCACAACGAATTTGACATCAATGTCAGGTTTGATGTGATGACTTTGGACAAAGAATACATCGCTCAGAAAGTAGACTTTCTAACCAAAATCAAGCAGATGGACAGCGGTGGAGTTTTGAACGCAAACCGCATCACTGAGATGCTGATTCAGGCCATTGCTCCAGAAATGGCCGGAGAGCTGATCCTAAATCAGCAGCAGGCTTCTCAGAAGATGTTCAAAGACGTTCAGACAGACATCGCCATGATGTTGCTTGGCAACGAAGCGTTATACCAAGAAAACGATCCTGCGGCTCAGACAAAACTTCAGTTTGCCCAGCAGGTTATTCAGAGCAATCCAAAGGCGCAGTCTGCCTTGCAGCAGGATGAAAACTTCCAAGCTTTGTTCCAGAACTACATTAAGAACCTGCAGATGAGTATCATGCAGCAGCAAAACGCTCAAATTGGACGGCTTGGAGTTAGCCCAGTGCAGCAACAACCATCAGCATGACCGAAAAAGAAAGAGCTATTTTTGGCTTCATTGGCAAAAACCCACTATGGGATGAAGTCATTCAGACAATCCAACAAATGCAGGAGCAATTGTGGATAAATGCCGTAAGCGCAAATGTTAAGGGAGAGGATCGTATTCACGCTTGTGGACAGGCTGATGGGGTTAATTTGGTTTACTCTACTCTTTTGACCATAAGGTCTGATGCGCTTAAATTAAATGGCTTGACTGAAGAAGAAGATTTGGCATAACGCCACTAACGGGCTTTCCAGCGTTTTCTGGATTGAAATTAAAAGATACTTGCGATCTATCACGCATGAATGAAATGTCAGCACATCCTGACACCGGGAGTCAGGAGGCAGAAGTAAGTCCCGTTGTTGAAAAGCTCGGTTTGTTGGACGAGCAAGGACTAAGCAACCTTGTGAAGTCTGCGTTCCTTGACGAGCAAGGGGAAGCTCCTTCCTTACAGGAGCAAGATCAATCTGAAGCTGTGTCTGAACAGGATGCAGAAATTGGAGACGATCTTGAACAGCACGACGTTGAAGAAAGCTCTTTGAGCAGGGGTGTCCAAAAGCGCATCAACAAACTTGTTGCTGCGAAAAAGGCCGCCCAAGCTGAACTGGAAGCGCAAAAAGCACGTTTGGCTCAAATGGAGCAAGAGTTGTCTATCGCAAGACAGACAACGCCCCAGAATCAGCCAGATGTTTCTGACGAAGTTGAAGCTTTATCAAGCCTTGAACAGGTTAATGAAGACTACAACAAGGCTGTTAAGGTCATCATGTGGTGCGAGCAAAACCGAAATGGAGGCACGCTTAACGGCGTTGATTTCTCCGATGAGGAAGTTCTCAACATTAAGATGGCTGCTATCAGGAGAAAGGAAATTGAGCTGCCTGCCCGTTTTAACTACCTGCAAAAACAGGGACAGCATGAGCAGTCAATAGCTCAAGACTTTCCGTGGTGGAACAGACCTGAGACAGAAGAATACCAAGCGGCGCAGCAAGTTTTACGGGAGTTTCCAGAGATCAAGAAACGCAGGGCAGACTACAAGCATGTAGCCGGTCTTTTGGTTCTAGGACTCCGGGCTTATGTGGACATGAAGTCCAAAAAGCCAAGTCAGACACCCGTTAAAAAAGCTCCACCGCAACCCAGCGTGCAAGCACCTCCGTCCAACTCCTCTGGGCAGAATCTTCAAAAAGCCAAACAGCAGTTTGCAAAAACTGGCGGCAGTCGTGATGGACTCAGCGATTTGGTAAAAAACATGGGCTTTGTATAGCCCTCAACAACAACTCAACTCACTCCTTAATATGCCAGCACTTCTTGAACCCCAGCTCTCCGGTCGCGGTAAACGCGAAGACCTCATGGACATGATCGCCTTGGTTGACGCCAAGGACACGCCCTTTTGCTCTATGGCAAAGAAGGGCAGCAAGCCCGGAAACATGTATTTCCGTTGGCAGTCTGACAGCCTTCCCACTCCGCAAGTTGGCGGCACCGCTGACGGTGTTGATGTCAACCTGACCACTGGCGTGACCAACTACGTTGTCAACTATCGCGCAGAACTCGCCAACTACGCGCAGATTTTCCGTCGCGCAGTTCGTGTGTCCAAGCTCACTCAGGACATCGCTGATGTTGCTGGTGTGCGTGATGAACTGGCTGACAACGTCGCCAAGGCCATTACTGGCATCAAGCGTGACATGGAAGTGACCTTCACTTCCGATCAGCAAGCTCAAGCGGACGGTGGCGACCAGCTCACTCCCTACCGCACGGCTGGTGCTCAGACATGGATTGCAACTGGTGGTGGTGGAACTCCGACCCCCGGCGGCATTCCCTCCATCTTTCAGACACCCTCCACGTCCATCATTGGCACTGGGTCCGCTCTTGGAACCTCGCTGACCGATGCGGTTGTGCAGGGCTTGCTCAAGTCCATCTTCGATCAGACGGGGCACTATACGAGCTTCGACTGCATTGTTGGGACGGATTTGAAAAGAGCGTTCACCAACCTGTTGGGAACAACCAGTTTAACGACTGTTGCCGGAACCCAAGCCGCACCTTTGGCTGCTGGTGCGACAAAGGTTCAGACATTCAACCGTGACGCTGCCGCAGACACTTACATCCAGTCTTTGGATGTGTTCCAAGGTGACTTTGGCACGGTGCGCTTGCATCCGACCACGTTCATTGGAACCGTGTCTGGCACATCCTACACTCCGACTCCGTACCGTGGGTTGGTGCTGGACATGAACCTCATCGAGGTGCGTTATGGTGGCAACGTGGCGCAGGTAACTCCGCTCACAGACAACGGTGGTGGCCCCGGCCGACTGATCGAGTCTGTTGCTGGGTTGGTTGTTGGCAACCCGCTTGGTTTGGGTAAGTTCAACTACAACGCGGCCTAGTTTACTTCCGCGACACCTGCGACTTCACGGGTAATGCCGAGGTAAAAGTGGTGTGACTGCTGGAGAGACAGCACAATTTAGCGACACCTGCCATGCTGGCTCCATGCCGGAGGCACGGACCGGGATGCCGGTCGACGCAGTGGTGTGACAGCCGGAGAGACGGCAGCGACACCTGCTTGACTGCCCTGAAGCGGACCCAAACATAAAGTGGTGTGACTAACGGAGAGACGTCCATAGAGGCGACACCTGCCGCAGTGGTGTGACCGCAGGAGAGTCTGCGTCATTTTTAATCGCGAGGTAGAGCAGTGGCAGCTCGCTTGGCTCATAACCAAGAGGTCGGGAGTTCGATTCTCCCCCTTGCAACCATTTGCCGTAATAGCTCAATTGGCAGAGCAGGGCTTTTGTAAAGCTCAGGTTGTCAGTTCAATTCTGACTTGCGGCTCCATTTTATGACCGTACTTCCGATTCCTGTAATTCCTGAATTGATTCACAGATACACTGGCGTTCAAGCTCCAGCAAACTTGGTGATGCTTGCAGACAAAAAGACAGCATCCAGCGGCCCAGAAGGCACCGATGGATCAGCAATGCCTCCAGACAAAATCAGCCCATACAGCGGCATCTATGACGCTCATGGAAAGCTTCCGCGCATTCCAGAACCCGGCACAACCTTCATGGCTCGCGTATGATTAACATTCCTGAAAACCTAGTTGGCCAACTTGAAGCGGAGCTTCGTAGGGGGTGGCTGCGAAATCAAATCGAAGCAAAGGCTGCAGCCAAATCAAACGCACGGTTTAACCTTGAGCGACACAAGTCTGTGGATGGACTGGGTCAAAAGATTGCAACAATTCCAGAGACTGCTTTTCATTTTTGGGGGCAAAAACTTGGATATGGGTGTTGGAATGACAAGGCATTCATGGATGAGTTTCTGCGTGACAACCCAGAGTGCAGAGTAAATAGTGGCGGCACAAAAGAAATCCATGTTGGATGGACTCCTCCGGGTAAATGAAGACACTTCCGTTTAGCGAAATTCTTGCTGAAACATGCCAGCTTATTGGCCTTGATCGCACGACGCTAAACGACAAGTCGTTCAATGCTATTCGCGATTTTGCCAATCGCAGAATCAGCATGATTTGGGATAGGGAGGAATGGCCAGACATTCAAGAGCTTGTTCGTCTGTGGCCCGGAGTTCCGATTACCAGCGCAGTCAGCTATCCGGTTCCGCTTACAACCGAGATTCCGACTGAGCTTCTTCAGGAGAACGGCTTAGAGATTCTTCTGCAGAACGCAGAAAACACGGTTCCAATGACCGTTGCGCTGAACACAAATGTTCCGCGCATCTATCTGGCTGACTTTGAAGATGCTGCTTGGCAAAAGGGCACCATATCTCAGACATACGTCAACTTCATCAACCCGTTTTACGTCCTGCAGGACGGCAAGCTGATAAGCATTGCCAGCACGCAGTATCAGTTTGCGTATTCAACGGCAACTGATTCGGTTGGGCCATACATCACGTCGATCACAATAAATGCCCCAGAAGGCGTTCCGCAATTTACTTCTCTGTCTGGAACGACCCTTCAATTCATGTCTAACAGACAGCCAATGGCTGTTGTTAGGGGGCAGGCAATTGGCTGCTGGAGCAGCAACCCAAATCAGACAAGCAGGAAAATCGAGCAGAACTTTACCGTTGAGAACATGCCAAACCTGCAAAACACGCAGGTGTTTCAGCAAGAGTTGAATGTCTTGAGGTTTTCCAATTTTGACCAAAAGTGGGTACTGCTTAGAAGGGTAGCACCCTATTTGTTTGGAACGCGGTACGACTCAACAAGTGCGTACTCTGCTGGATCACAGGTGTATTACGACACGTCTCAGGCCAGCTCCGCCTACAATCCTCCAAGCAAAAACCTGCCAGTCTCCGGGCAGTTTTGGAATGCCATCGCAACCACTCCAGCGGCAACGCCTCCAGCAAACCCTAGCAGTTACTGGGAGATGGTTGCCATCCCGTTTCGGTTTAAGGGATATGTGGTAAACTCTGTAGCAGCAGATTTCATGCGCTCAGAAGGCAGGCCGCAAGAAGCAGACAATCTTGATGTTTTGGCTGAGTTTGCAGTGCAGCAGCAAATTGATGTGCTTGTCAGACAGCAGGGGCAAATTCAGCGCATGAACATGGTGTACTCTTACTGATTATGATTTCTCGATTTCTCAGGAAGCGTAACAAAAACAATGCGCTTCCTTTCAATAAAAACCTCGCAAGGATTCAGGTGTCTGGAGCGTCTCAGACATTCAAAATCGTAAAAACCAAAGTTCAACAAACAACTCAAAACAGGTTGTTGACTGAGGCGGGTAATTTTCTTAATACAGAATCTGGTGACCGTTTAGTGCTTGAATAATATGGGCGACAAAATCACATCACTGCCTGCAGCAACTTCGCTCGATGGAACCGAAGTCTCTCCCCTCGTTCAAGCAGGAACCACAAAAAAGGTTGCTGGAACTTTACTGCGAAGCCCAATCGGAAATGCAGGAGGAGACCTTACAGGATCATATCCTAATCCTACTCTTGCTGCTGTCACAACGGCCCAGTCGGCCGGAAGCAGCACGGCAATTCCAATCCTGTCCGTAGATGCAAAAGGTCGCGTCACCTCCCTTACGACAGCTTCAAATCCACAAGGCACAGTAACTGCAGTTGCTTCTGGAACCGGATTAACTGGCGGACCAATCAACACAACCGGAACGCTGTCTGTTGTTTTTGGCACAACGGCCGGGACTGCCGCACAAGGCAACGATAGCAGGTTTGCAACCATTCCATCTGCCAGCACAGTGCTGCCGTCTCCAAACGGAGCTGCATCAATTGGCACAAGCGCAAACTTCGCTCGCGCAGACCACGTTCACGCACAGGGGTCTGTGACTTTGTCTGGAGATGTCTCTGGCTCCGGCACGGGGTCCATTGTTGCATCTTTGGCCAGCATAACGTCTCCTCAGACAAATGTTGGCGACGTAAATCAGATTCCGCGCATCAGCATTGATGCCAAGGGTCGAGTTACCAATCTGACGACTGTTTCAAACCCTCAGACAGCCATTTCAGGATTGACTGGAGATGTTTCGGCAACTGGTCCGGGGGTTGTGTCAGCGCAGCTTTCGGCTTCTGGAGTAACTGCAGGAAGCTACGGCTATGCAGCACACGGAAAGGTTCCTACTTTTACTGTAGACGCAAAAGGAAGGGTTGGGTCAGCAAGTGAAGCTGTTATTGTTTTGCCGACAGACAAGCTGTCTTCCACGTCAAACAATCTTCAGTTTGGATCAAAGAATTTTGTATTCTCAAATCAAACTGACGCCATTCCTTATATTTTAGGCCAATGGATTACTATTAGATCGGCAATAGTTCCTTCTTTTTGGATGTCTGGAACAGTTACTGGCTGCTCAGTTACGAATGTCACTGTTAATGTAACGCAATCAACAACGCAGGCAACAACGCAGTATTCCAGTTGGTCAATTAGGTTGGGCCAAACCTTAAATTATACCCAAGCTTCTGCTCCAACTATTGGAAATGCAATAGTTTGGACTGGATCGTCATGGGCAGCTGGAGCACCTAATGCCAATGCGCTTTCTCTTCAAAGCTATCCAGTTAGCACAGCAGCTCCAATAGAAGGGCAATCGCTGATTTGGAATGGAACAAGTTGGGTTCCTCAAAGTGGCGGGTCTGGAAACGCTACGTCAATAAATGGAATTGGAATTTCTGGAACTCCAGAAACCGGGCAGGTATTAGCATATACTGGAAGCATTTGGACACCTGCAGGTGCCGACGCGCAGTCAATTAAAGGGATTCCGGTTGATACGTTTAATCTTTTCCCCGGCAATACTTTAATTTACGACGATTTGAACAATAAGTGGGTTCCAACCCCGCCAAATTCAAACGCAACGCAACTTCAGTCGAGGACTGTTGCCAGCACAGCTCCAACAAACGGACAAGTTCTTACTTGGGACGAAACTGTTTCCAGCTGGAAACCGGCTGATGCAGGGTCGTCTACAAACGCCAGTCAAATTCAAGGCGTCAATGTATCCGCAACTGCTCCTACTATCGGACAAGTGCTTGCATACGACGGAGCGGAATACATACCTGTTCCTCAAAACTCGGTTGCAAGCTCTTTGCAGGGCACTCCAATTTCAGCCACAGCTCCATCAAGCGGTCAAATGCTTGGATATGATGGAACAAATTGGACTCCATCAGCGGTAAATGCTTCTCAGCTTCAGTCGCAGCCCGTTTCTTCGGCAGCTCCAACAAGCGGGCAAGGCCTTTTTTACATTCAAGGCGAAGACTCTGTTTATAGGTGGACTCCTGCTGCCGCTCCAAGCAATGCAACCACCCTGCAATCTACTGCAGTGTCTGCAACTGCTCCAGCAAACGGAGATTTGTTGCGATTTGATGGAACAAGCTGGTCGCCATTTAGTGGGATTGCATATCCATATTGGAGTATTTCTCAGTATTACAACGCTGGCGACAGGGTGGCGCACGATTCCAAAATTTGGGTATGCACCTTAGCAAACGGATCAAACACTCCATCAACAGGGTCTACATACTGGGCTGAAAACATTGGAAGCAGCAGCGGGTCTCCAAGCAATCAATCAACTCCTGCCTACTGGCTGCGCATAACAACTCCAGCCGGAGATGGATATATGCCAATTTACGTCTAATTTATGCCTGACACTAAAATCTCTCAATTGCCGGTAGCAACGGTCGTCAATGATGCCGACGTTGTAGTGCTGAACCAAGGCGGCGTAACCAAGCAGGCAGCTCGCAGCCTTGTAAAAGGCGCAGGAACCGTGACCAGCGTTGTTGCTGGAACCGGCCTTACTGGAGGCACCATCACGGGCAGCGGAACCATTGCCGTGTCTTACGGCACCACTGCAGGCACGGCTGCGCAGGGCAACGACAGTCGTCTTTCAGACAGCCGCACGCCTAGCGGAGCTGCTGGTGGCGATTTGGGCGGAACGTACCCAAACCCCACAATCAACACGGTACCCATTGCAAAGGGCGGAACGGGTCAGACAACTGCCGCTGCCGCCTTAACTGCGTTGGGGGGAGCTGCAAGTGCTGTTGTACAGGTGTTCACTTCAAGCGGCACTTGGACAAAGCCTGCCGGTGCTAAGTCCGTTTACGTTGTTGTTATTGCTGGCGGTGGTGGTGGTGGTTCTGGCCGCGCCAGTGCATCTGGAACTGCTGCTGGAGGAGGCGGTGGTGGAGGAGGGGCTGCCCGCACACTTACTACAATCGACGCAGCATTTTTGGGCGCGACCGAAACAGTGACAGTTGGAGCAGGCGGACTCGGTGCCAATGCTCGAGCTGTTGGACAAGACGGACTTGCTGGAGGAAGTGGAACTGCATCCAGCTTTGGACTTTGGGCGAGCGCAAGTCAAGGTGGCGGCGGCGGCGCAGGAACAACAACAACAGGAGGTTCTGCTGGTGCTCAGGGATCAAGAGGACTGTTTGCTGGAGCGGCTGGCGGGCTTGCGTCTGCTGCTTTTGGAGTTGGTGGCAATGGCAACGCAAGCAACGCTTGCCCTAGTGGCGGTGCTGGTGGAGGAGTGACTGCTGGAGCGCCGGGCACTGCTTCAACCGGAGGCACTGGAGGTTTCCAGTTTTTGTATAACGGTGGTGCTCAATCTGCAACGCCAGTCAACACCGCTGGTGGAAGCGTTCCGGCAAATCTTCCCTATGGAGGAGCAGGTGGTGGTGGTGGCAATGCTAACGCATCCGCTGCGGCAAACGCTGGAGGAAATGGTGGTGATTATGGAGCTGGAGGGGGAGGGGGAGGGGGATCACAGGGATTTACTTCTGGAGCAGGTGGAAATGGAGGAAACGGAATTGTTGTTGTTACAACTTACTTCTAAGTATGCGATACGCTATCGTTGATGATGTTACAAAAGTAGTGCAAGGCGTCATTCTGTGGGATGGAGTGTCGCCGTTTACTCCTCCCGCTGAAACCACGCTTGTGAATGTTGATAACATTCCCTGTGGCCCCGGTTGGATCGAGCAGCCTGATAACAGCTTTTTACCACCCTCTGAAGATGCCTCGTAAATCTGTCTCACTGTCTGTTGGTCGTGGCGAAAAGCTTCCTGTCTCCAAGGGGGCTGGTCTGACTGCAAAAGGTCGCGCCAAGTACAATCGCGAAACTGGAAGCAACCTCAAAGCTCCCGCCCCAAACCCAAAGACAAAGGCTGACGCCGGGCGCAAGAAGTCTTTCTGCGCTCGAATGGCTGGTGTCGTAGCCAATGCAAAGGGTCCGGCCGAGCGAGCCAAAGCCAGCATGAGGAGGTGGAAGTGCTAATATGAAAAAAGGACTCTACGCTAACATTAACGCCAAACGTGACCGCATTGCTGCTGGCAGCGGCGAAAAGATGCGCAAGCCGGGAAGCAAAGGTGCGCCAACCGCAAAGGCGTTCAGACAATCGGCAAAGACAGCCAAGAAGAAATAGCTTATGAAGTACTTTCTTGATCGACTAAAAGAGCCGTCGACGTGGCGTGGTCTTTTTGCGGTGCTTACTGC